AGAAGAATGCAACGACTTCCCTAGCGGAGCGAACGATGACTTGGTAGACTCCACAACACTGGCTCTGTTGAGATTCCGGCAGGGTGGATTTATTCGTCTGGATACCGATGAGCCAGAAGACACTTTCGTCAAGAAAATGTTCCGCAAAAAAGCGGCGTACTATTAAGGACACATCATGGCTGGATTAGATGATTTGATCGAAGCTTACCCAAGTCTTGCTCCTGTAGCAAATGCGATTGGGATGAAAAAAACCGTTGTGGATCCAGCAGAGCTGCCTGTGCATCCGGGGTCGGAGAAATTAGATTTGTTCCCACGGTCAACTCGCCCAACTGATTTGCCTAAAGAATTGAAGTTTTATAGAGCAGATCCAACAGGTAAAGGCGGTGGCAAAGATGGTTTAGAAACACTGCCAGTAAAGTTTATTAATGATGATAATAAAAATTACGTTGACGTTTATAGAGACCCCGACGTACTATATAAATATGCGCGATTAGCTGGCGCTGCAAGTAAGTATGGCTATCCCACTATGGCACCAGAAGAGGTCGCAACATTTGCTTTGAAGGAAGGCCGCGCTGATCTTGGACACAATGGCATAGTACTTCGCAGTAAAAAAGAAAAAGATTTTGATAAACAGCTAGCTGAAGCACATAACCTGCCTGAACAAGAACGAAATTTTTTGACAACAGTACAGGCAAAAAAGAATCTAGCGGATAGAAAAGGCATCTCATTTGCAGAGGCTTGGAATGGGACAGGAACAAATGTATTTGGTCAATCTGGAAAAGATTACGCTAAAAACTGGGAAGCACATAAAGCAGCCGCAGGACATCCTAAAAATAAAGAGTTTATGAACTTCATTAATCGTGCTTATGAAGATGGACGTAAACATGGTTTCCCTTCTAAGGCAAACGTAAACGAAGACACAATATCTCATATCAGACAAGTCCCTTACAAAAAAGGTGGCATGATAGATAAGCCCATAGCAGGTGGGTACAAAACAATATGACTACGCAAAAATTCATGGGTAGGAATCAGTTGGTTGACCGGCTTGCAGCGCAGGTTGGCAACAAGGACACGGCGATCGCCATACTTAAGAAACGTGGTCAGATGAAAGAAGATGGGACACTGACAGCAGCAGGACAAAAGCGCAACATGATGACTGCTGAGGAACGGGCAAAGGATCGTGCGGCAAAAAGCACAGGTCATCCCGTGAAAGATTTCACATATTCAGCTCGTACAAACCGAGCAACTTTAAAGGGCAGATGATGGCAACAAACATGGACAAAGCTGTCTATACAGACGCACCCCAAGGCTTGGAACAACTCGGTGTTGAGGAAGAGCCAATTGAGATCCAGATTGAAGATCCAGAGGCTGTAAGTATCAGCGGCCCGGGCTTTGAGATTGAGATGGAGAAGTCTGAGGACGAAGACGAGTTTAATAAGAACTTGGCTGAAGAGATGAGTGAGGACGAGCTAGTACGTCTCGCCGGAGATCTCATTGGTGAATATGAGGGAGACGTCTCCAGTCGTAAAGACTGGGTGCAGACCTACGTTGATGGTCTGGAATTATTGGGTATGAAGATCGAAGAACGTATGGAGCCTTGGCCCGGCGCGTGCGGTGTCTATCACCCAATCTTGAGTGAGTCCGTGGTTAAGTTTCAAGCTGAGACCATGATGTCCACATTCCCAGCAGCAGGCCCAGTTAAGACTCAGATCATTGGCAAAGAAACTCCTGAGAAGAAGAAAGCTGCTGATCGCGTGCAAGCAGATATGAACTATCAACTCACGGATGTGATGAAAGAGTATCGCCCTGAGCATGAGCGTATGTTGTGGGGCTTGGGTCTGGCAGGTAACGCATTCAAGAAGGTGTACTTTGATCCCAGCTTGAATCGTCAGGTGTCCATGTATGTGCCAGCGGAGGACGTGGTTGTGCCTTATGGCGCTTCAAGTTTGGAATCAGCAGAACGTGTGACCCATGTGATGCGCAAGACAGCTAACGAGTTAAGACGTCTCCAGCATGAAGGATTCTATCGAGATATTGACTTAGGCGATCCTGTCAATGTGATGGATGAAATTGAGAAGAGGATTGCTGAGAAGTTGGGCTTTAGAGCATCCGAAGATGATCGCTTCAAGCTCTTGGAGATGCAAGTTGAGTTGGACTTAGCTGGCTATGAGCATACAGATGAAGAAGGTGAAGAGACAGGTATTGCTCTTCCTTACATCGTGACGATCGAGAAGAGTTCAGGTGAGATATTAGCGATTCGTAGAAACTGGAGACCAGAAGATGAACAGTGTCACAAACGTACTCACTTCGTGCATTACGGCTATATCCCGGGTTTTGGATTCTATTGTTTCGGTCTTATTCATCTTATTGGTGCTTTTGCCAAGTCTGGTACTTCTATTCTTCGTCAGCTCGTTGATGCTGGTACTTTATCGAACTTACCGGGTGGTTTTAAAACACGAGGACTTCGTTCCAAAGGTGATGACACACCGATAAGTCCCGGAGAGTTCCGTGATATGGACGTCCCAAGTGGCTCCATCCGCGACAACATCATGCCGCTGCCATACAAAGAACCAAGTCAGGTTCTGGCTGCTCTCCTCCAAACAATCGTTGATGAAGGTCGCAAGTTCGCGGGCACTGTTGACTTGCAAGTGTCTGACATGTCGGCCCAGTCCCCCGTCGGTACAACGCTGGCAATTTTGGAGCGTCAACTCAAGACCATGAGTGCAATTCAGGCTCGTGTCCATTATTCGATGAAGCAAGAGTTCAAGTTACTCAAGGATATCATCCGCGACTACACTCCAGCCGACTACAGCTACGAGCCAGAAGAAGGTGGACGTCACGCTAAGCAAAGCGATTATGACTTTGTGGAAGTGATTCCTGTCAGCGATCCTAATGCAGCGACGATGGCTCAAAAGGTCATCCAATACCAAGCAGCATTACAGTTGGCGCAAACCGCGCCACAACTGTATGACTTACCTCAGTTACATAGACAGATGTTGGAAGTTATTGGTATCAAGAATTACCAGAAACTTGTCCCAATGGCAGAGGATATGAAGCCTCGTGACCCAGTCACAGAGAACATGAACATACTTTCTAACAAGCCTGTCAAAGCGTTCTTGTATCAAGACCACCGTGCTCATATTGCTGTTCACATGGCGGGTATGCAAGATCCTCATGTACAAGAGTTGGTAGGCCAGAATCCTCAAGCAGCGCAGATGTTGCAGGCAGCTATGTCGGCACACATTGGTGAGCATCTGGGTATGGAGTACCGCAAAGAGATTGAGCAACGAATGGGTATCCCCTTACCTCCATATAAAGAGGATAAGGATGAAGTTGAGATGGCTCCTGAGATCGAAGTTCAAGTATCTCAATTGGCGGCGCAAGCAGCACAGCAGTTGTTACAGCAGCACCAGCAAGAATCTCAACAGCAGAAAGCTCAACAACAAGCTCAAGATCCGCTTATACAGTTGCAGCAACAAGAGTTGCAGATTAAGCAACAAGATTTGCAACGCAAGTCTCAGAAAGACATGCAGGATATGCAAGCGAAGATGGCTCAGATCCAAGTTGAAATGAAGCGTATTGAGGCCAATCAAGAAACTGAAGGAGCCAAGCTTGCTCTACAACATCAAAACGATGAAGCTAAACGTCGTGCGCAACATGAGTCTGAAGGCTTCCGTACAGGTGTAGATGTGATGAAACACAGAGAACAGTTGGCTCATCAGGGCAAACAACAAGACCGACAACTACGTAATCAAGTTCAACAAACACCAAAGAAAGGTGAATGATGTCTTACGAAGTACAACAAACATTGAACTTAGTGGTTCAAAGAATTGACGAAAAAGTCAAACAACTCGAAGATGCCTTGGGAGCAAAAGCTGCTAGGTCATACGACGAGTACTGCGGGATGTGTGGGGAAATTACAGGTCTGCTCACCGCTCGTAGATACATCACAGACCTGACGAAAAACTTGGAGAACTCGGATGAGTGAAACCTTAGATCTTGGACTGGCTGTCGATCTCGCGGCAATCATGCACAAGAATGCGGAGGAAAAAGCAAAGCAGTTACCGAAGCCTTCGGGCTACAAAATCTTGTGCGCAGTCCCAGAACAAGATGAAGAAATTGAAGGTAGCGAAATTGGGCTAGTAAAAGCGGCAGAAACCATTCGATACGACGAACTGCTCACAACAGTTTTGTTTGTTGTTGAACTCGGGCCTGACTGCTACATGGATAAGGCAAAGTTTCCGACTGGGCCTTGGTGTCAAAAAGGTGATTTTGTGTTGACTCGACCCAACGCAGGCTCACGTTTACTCATCCACGGACG